GGCGCCGCCAATCGTGATGCTGTCATGCCCGCCATGGAAGCGCGCGAAGCCATCCGGGAAATCCAATTCAACCGCCACCGTGCGCGCCACATGCTCAGCCGCCGCGGCGGCTTGCTGGGCACCCGAAAGCCCCCGCGTCATATCAACGCTTCCCGCATGGTGATGGTGACTTGGCCGAAGCTCGGCGGGCGGATATTCAGGCTGGGCGCTTCATCCTGTGGCAGCATGAAAGTGCCAATGGGCGCGGCAATTTCCACCACCGCGCCATTGGCACCAGCGCGGCGAATGGGCGGGCTGATGGTCAGTGCCGCAATGCCTGAAGGATTGGCCGAGGCATCAGCAACCACCTGATGCAGGCGCTGCCTGCCGCCCAAATCCACATAGGAAAGCCAATCGCCTGCGCGCATGGCCTGGGCATTCGCAGTCCAGCCGCTGGTGGAAAGCACTTCGCCGGATTGTCCGGCGCCATTGATCGCGGGGAAACCGCCACCCGTAGCGCGGCGGGGCGACCAGATGGGCCCATAGGTAAAGCGCCCAGCCCGGCCACGCAGCCGCGCCAGGAACGCCGATAATTCGCGCCGATCATCCGGCGAAAGGGTCTGCCAGGTGACTGTGAATTCCCAGCGCGCGCCCGGCATTTCCAGCGTTTGCATGGTGCCATCGAAGGGGCTTTCATGCGTCTGGGTCAGGCCGATCAGCTTTTCAGCGGCTTCAGATGGGCGGCGGATGGTGGGGAAGGTCAGCACAGGCATCAGCGGCGGCCCATAACCTTGGCTGCATTGCCGCCACGGTTCACCGCATCCAGCATTTCAGCCTGCGCTTGCTTGGTTGCCATCAGCATGGCCGCGCGGATTTTCTGATCAACGGCCGGGTCCGCGCCGCGCGCATCAATGGTGATGGCCTGGTTGATCACCACACCACCCTGCCCGCCGCCGCCCGCGCGCACGCCCAGCTTGCCATCAGCGCCGCGCTGTAGCGGCATGATGGCTTCGGGCCCGGCTTCCCCCATCAGCCCCATGCCGCGCGCCATGGGGAACATGGTGGGGGATGATACAACGCCGCCATTTGCAAAGGGGATCACGTTGCCGCCCCAGAAGGCGTTGCCATTGGCGGAGGGAAGGAACGGCCCAACCGAAGATGCGGATGAATAGACTGGAACGCCTTGCGAGTTACCAGCCGCCGAGAAACTGAAATTGCCCATCAGCGATTTCATGCCACCAGAAACCGCGCCAGAAATGGCTTCGCCAGCCGGGCCGGTCACCGCCGTGCGCAGGATGATGCGCGCGATGTCCCGTTCCAGAGATTGCAAAACTTCGCCAAATTTCTTGCCATCCAGGATCGCATCTTCAAAGGCGCTGCTGAAGGACATGCCCATCTGCACGCCCATGCGGTCTGTGCGTTCGGTCTGCTTTTCCGCGCGTTCCAATTCATTGGCGAAGCGCTGTGTCGCGCGAGTGAGCTCTTCCGTGGAAAGGGCGCGCACGCGCGTGCCATTGATTTCCACGCCCTGCTGTTCGGCTTCATTCAGCCGATCTTGCAGCGCGGCCAATTCTTCAAGCTGGCGCTGATACCGTTCATAGGCGGTTTCATTCGCGCGCAGCAGGGATTGCTGTTCGCGCAGCGTTTCCGCGAAGGGGTCCCGGCCCGCCGCAGCCGCCGCACGCGGGGCCGCGCCGCCGCGCGGGGCGGTGACTGTGGTGGCAGGCAAGGTGCCTGCGGTGCCGCCGGCAGGATTCAGGATGCGCTCCGCCTGCGTGCGCAGTTCCTGTTCACGCTGATTGAGCGCAGCCATTTCACGCTGCAATTCATCAAGGCGCATCCGCTCCTGAGCCAGCAGGCTTTCCGGCGTTTCGCCGGTTTGGCCCTGCGCCGTGCCCACCAGCCCCGAACGGATGGAACCGCGGCGGCTAGGCGAAATGCCCGTGCTGCCTTGCTGCAGTTGTTCAATACGGCCTTGCGCCGCACTGATCTGCAAATCCAACTGCGCGCGCCGCTCAGCCGTGCTCAACCCAAAAATCAGGCGGTTCAAACCATCAATCACGGAAACAATGGCCGGCGCCACATTCGCAACCATGTTATTCGCAAAAGCGGAAAAGCTGGCGCTCAGCGCCGCCACCTTATCCGCAGCCTCATCGGCTTTCGCGATTAGTTCAGGGCTGGCAATGGTGCCAAAGCGAATTGCCTCAGCGGTCATTGCCACCAAGCCTTCGCGGCCTTGCGACAGCATCGGGATCAGCTTTTGGCCAATACGGTCCCCGAACATTGAAGTGACCACCGCCGCACGCTCGGCTGGATTCTCGAATTCGCGGAGCCTTTCAGCAATATCCACCAGCACAGATTCAGTAGGGCGGGCCTGGCCTTCAGTATTCCGAAAAGCAATGCCCAACCGCGCGAAGGCTTGTTCCGCCGTCTGTTCACCCGCCGCCGCATCAGCAATCTTGCGCGTCAACGCCGCCAACCCGCGCTGCAATTCTTCACCGCTGATACCGGCCTGGGTGGAAGCAAGGCTTAACGCCTGCAGCGCATCCGTGGAAACGCCAAGCTGGTCCGCCAATTCACCCAGACCACCAACAGCATCAATGGCGTTCTTGGTGAAGGCCGCCAGCGCGCCCACGGAAATCCCCGCCAACACCGGCCCAAGCAGCGAAAACGCCCGCTGCGCCACTTGCGCGCCCTGGGCGAGTTTGCCCATTTCGCGGCTGCCAGCTTCACCCACATCACGCAGGCCCTGCTTGACCTCCAGCGCGCCATCCATACCAAGACGGATGGCAACCCTATGCTGTGCTTGCGCCATCGGTTGCCTCCTTCTCATTGCTGGCCATCGCCATGCCGGTGCGGATCGCGACCAGCATCTGTGCTGCCGGCCAACCTGAAACACCGCCTTCACGCATCAGCGCCAAGGCGGCCGAAATGTCCAAAGAAAGCCCGTTCATATCGGCCTGGACGCAGCCCATGGCGGCATGCCAAGCGGTGAAGCCTTCCGCCGATTCTGGCGCATGCGCTTCATAAGGGCACTTGTCGCCGCAGCTTTTTTCAAGTGCAGCGCAGCCTTTACAGTATGCAGGACCGGCGCCGAAGTGCCATTCAGCGCGGGCCCTTAACCGTTTCCCTCAGCACTCACTACCTGGATCGGGCGCAGCGCTGCATCCCAAAAGGCGCTGGCCATGGCTTCAATATCCATCAGCCGTTCCGCCGCATCGCCGGTCAGGGGCAGCGGCGCATCATCCGGCCCCACCACACCTTGCCATTCTTCAATGGCGAAGCGCGCCAAGGCCTTTGCCATCAGCACAAAGGCCAGGCCCCGGCTGATGTCAGGGTCCAATTCACCGCCAGCGGCTTCTGCCGCTTCCCGCCCAAGCCGCGCGGCGCGGTGCTGCGCGGCGGAGACAATGGCCGTGGTCACGGGCTTGATCCGCACCCGCACACCATGCGGCAGATCGGCCCAGAAGGGCTCGACCGGCAGGTCCAGTTTAAGCATAGACAGTGCCGGCCTGGTTGTTGCGCAGAACCACCGTCATGGCGCGGGTAGCCGTGGCATTGAAGGCTGCGCGGAAGTCAAACGTGGCTTCCACACCGGCTGGGCCGGTGATCGGCGTTTTGGCCAGCGACAAATACACCTCATGCACCGTGAAGGTCAGGCTGGTATTCGCATCAATCGTATAGGCGAAGGCAAATTCAGCGCTTGCGCCGGTATCGGCTTGCGTCAGCAGCGTGGTACTTTCAAAGCGCGTAGTGACCTGGCCGGTAATAAGCGAAACGCCTGGGTCAATACCTTCCAGCTTGCGATCTGCGCGAATGGTGCGGACCATTTCCATATTGTTGTTGAAGTTCAACCGCGCGCCAGTCACCTGCGCCAGGGCCGAACCACCCCGGCTGATGCTGCCTTGGTGCTTGCTGAAGCGCGTATAGGCCGCGCTGGTTGGCGTGCCGGCGGCGGTTGTGCCCGCGCGGCTGCTGCCCTGCGCCATCAAGCCAATGGTGGCCTGGGCCGGGCCGGTAGGGCTGAAATCAATTTCCAGGCTGCCAGCGCGGGCACCCACGGCGACTTCGAAGGAAGGCACATCGGGATGCGCGATTTCGATGGCCTGGGATGGCAAGGTGGCCGCCCCCGTGCCGAAGGTATGGATGAAGTTCGGGTTGCTGCCCGTGGTGACCGGCGCGCCGAACAGCATGCGCAGCCAGTGACCGATATTGATCACGTCAATCGGCACCACGGCATTGCCCTGCACCGTCACGGTATCCTGAAACGGCGCGGCGGAGTCGCGGTTGTTGCCTACCGCGAGCACGTCAGACTGGATCAGGGGCTGTTCGGCGCCCAGGTCAATAGACATGAACGGCATGCGCAGCCAGTTGCCACCTGGCGCGGTGCCATAGGTGGCTTCTTTGATCATGTGAATGCGCCCATTGGCGCCAATGGCACGCGGCATGGCAGAATCCTTCCGGTCAGGAAAGCGGCGTTGCAGCCGCGGTGAATTGCAGGGTTACGGAAAAGCGCGCGGCACGGAGCGCGGCGGCGCCTTCAAATTCTATGTCTTCCAGATCGGCGGTGCCGACCTCGGCAAATTCCACCGCGCCGCCAAGCGTGCGGTTGGCGGACACGCCAGCGGACAAAGCCACCAGCAGCGCATCAATCGCCGCAGCGCGGGCGGCGGCAGTATTGCCGGCCACCACCACTTCCACCTCAGCGGCATGTTCGATGTGGTAGCGCAGCGGCGACATGATGGCTTCAGAAGCCACCACCTCACCATCCCGCACTACCACCAGGCCGCCAGCGGGCAGGCTTTGCGGGTAGGGTTCATTGCGCAGCACCACGGGCTTAGGCGCAGGCCGGGCGGCGGCGGATGCGGTAATCTGCGCCACCAGCGCGGCAATCGCCGCTTCACGTGCGGACATTTGACCGGACCTCCCTATCCCATTCGGCGACAAAGCGGCCCGGGATGCGCGCGGCGGCTTGTTCGGCTGGCTTGCGAATGTCCAGGCGCTTGGGCAGCTTCACGGCGGGCGTCAGGATGAACATGGGCACCATGCCTTGCTTCAGCATGCCGCGCGCCCAGGCCTCACGGCCCTTGCGATTGCCAGTGCCGACTTCCGCCACACCACCCGCCATCAGCCGCGTGCGGCGCTGCTTTCCGGTATTCTCGCCACGCTTCAAAGGCAGGCACCAGACAAAACCCTTGCCGGATTTGAAAGGCCGCATGAAGGCCTGTTTGCTGGCCACCATCTGCGCGGGCGTCACACGCATGCCGCCATTGCCCCGGCCACGGCGCCCGCGATCCGCATTGAAGCCAGTTGGGATCGCCAGAAACTTCTTCCCACCCTTGGGCCGGATCATCGCGCCTTTTTCGAAGGCATCCACAATGGCCGGCACCTTGGACCAAACCAACCCCGCCGCGCCCAGGCTTGGCCTACTGCGCGGAAAGGTTTGGGCGCGCCAGGCATTGCCAAGGCCGCGCCCTTTGGCACCGAAAGCGGCATTGACCTGGCTGCGCAAATCAAGCTGCAGCCGGCGCGTTTCTTCACCCATCACGCGGGAAGCAGCGCGAGCGCCGCCTTCCGCTTCCAGCTTCATGTATTCCGCGATGTTGCCTTTGACCTGCGCCACAAACTTCATCGGCGGCACATCACCTGCCAGGCGGTTTGTGTAACGTCACGCATGGGCTGGGAAACCACAGTCAATTCCGCCTCATCCGCCAAGATGAAGACATCACCGATGGCCACATCAGGCAGATCAGCCACGGCCACGGAAAGCACATCAGTTGCCTGCACAATGCCGGTGCCGAAGGCCTGTTCCGTCGCGTCTGGCGCGGTGCGGATGGCGCGCAGGGCCACACCTGGCCCGCTGCCACCCGCGTAATAAGTCACCGCCCCCGCCATGTTTGCATCCGCGGCAAGCGCGGCCATGGCGGTAGCAAAGGCGTTCATGATTAAGCCGCGACCGCGTTCGGCCCGCCGAGCTTCACCAGAATGTCAGTATTATCCGCGCCCGCATTGGCAGAAAGGCCCACATGCCAGCCGATGCAGCGATTGCTGGCAGCCGTGGTGGTCACTCGCTTGGCAGTGTCATCCCAGAAAACGCGGGCACCCACAGCAATGCTGCCGGTTGCCTTACGCAGCGTGAACACGCCGCTGGTCTGAATAACCGCAGGCGCGCCAGAAGCGGCATCGGCCAGCACCACGCCAAAAAGATCACCCACCAAAAGGCTTTGCCCCGCGGTAACATTGGCTGGCGCCAAAATGTCGATGGCATAGCCATCCTGCACATAAGTCTTCATCTACAGCACTCCTTCACAGGAAAATGGGGAAGCCCCGGGCGCCCCATGCGCCCAGGGCCATCAAGATTATGCCGGCGCAGCGCCCGCGTTGAAGAAGCCGCCGCGGAAATCCATGGCGCCAACAGCGAAGTCATGCACCACTTCAACCACCGTGCCATCCACACCCATCGGCTGGCCCAGGCGCACCTGCGGCACTTCATTGTCGCCCACGTAGCCGTACACATAGACCGGCGCGGCGGCAGGATCGGCGAACAGATACCAGCGGTTGTTCGGGATATTGGCATCCGACACCACTTCAAAGCGGTTCGCGAAGACGTTCACATTGCCAGGCGCAGAAGGAACCACTGTGGAAGACGCGAACTGCGCCGCCACAAATTCCTGAATGGGCGAACACACCAGATAGCGCGGCTGGATGTTCAGCTTCAGGCCATCAAGGCTGGACTGCGCCTTGATGGCATTGAAGCCAGCCCCAAGAGCCAAGCCAGTGACCGTTGTTCCCGTACCCGCCTTATTGTTGCGCGTGCCGCCAGCGGCAAACACCGCCGCGCTGCCTTCGGCTAAAGTCGGGCCGTCACCAGAAGCGGTGTTCACCACGCCATAGGCCGTGGCGTTTTCCCAATCCGCAATGCGGCGGCCGATCATGGTGCCGAAGTCAGTAAAGGCGCCAAGATCATCATTCACCAGCATCTGGCGCGTGACGGCTACGCCACGCGCATAAGTGGCCGGCGTGATCTGTTCGCGCTTTTCGCTGACAGTGCCGCGCTTGATTTCGCCACCCTCACCCAAAGCCTGCAGGGACGGGAAATCACCCGCCGTCAGGAATGAATGCGCCTTGAAATCATTGAAGCGGCGGCGGGCAAAGAACGCCCGATAAGAAGGGGACGCCAGCGCATAGCCCGCTTCCAGCATTTTATTGCCAGCATTCGCCAGCAGCAGCGGGAAGTCAGACGAAGTGTGGAAAGCGCGAGCGATCAGCGCTTCACGGTCACGGGAAGAAACCCGTTCACCACGCGCCTGCGCCAATTCAATAAGCATATCGGAAGGGCGAAGGCCCGCAAAGTTACGCCACTGACCTTCACCCGCCTTGCTGGCAACAGCCGGCATGTGGCGGGCAGCAATAGCAGTCGCCATGGCGTCAACGATATTGGCGGGGTCTTCATAGGAACGGCCGAATTGGCTGACCGGACCAGGCTTCAGCGCCGGGCGGGCTTCATCGGCCGCCACAATGGCGCCGAACAATTCCGCGCGCAGCCAGGCCGCGTCATGGTCACCGCTGATGGCGCGCGCCTTCAGCGCATTGACCTGCGCTTCATCCAGCCCTTGGGAACGCGCCAGACGGGCGGGTTCTTCCAGGCTTTCGATGCGCGCGCGTTCTTGCGTGCGCACCGCACTGACATCAACCGCCTGGGCGGCAGATGCCACATTATTGTCGCGCGCCTGCTCGGCGCCGGGGACCGTAGTATCGGCCATGTTCTCTCCTTCGCGCCGAGGCGCGTTGTTGCCTTCTGCCGTGGTAGCGGCACCGGCCGCACGCACCTGCGCGCTGGCATCGGCCGGGATAGGGACAAGCGAAATTTCGAACGGGGTCCACTTCTTGGCGGTGCGGACCAGCACATCATCCGGCCCACGCGATTCCTGCCAGTCTTCAGAAGCAACCGCGTAGCCGACAGAGACATTCCGCAGGATGCCATCGCGCACATCATTCAAGATGGGCTGGACTTCATCGCGCGCAGAAAAGCGCACCTGGGCGCGGCCTTCGCCATTGATGATCCAGGCGCGTTCAACCACGCCGATCACATCATTCAGATCATACTGCCCATGTGTATTCAGCAGCGGGGCACCGCCATTCAGCCGGGCCAGGTCCACCGCTTCTTCAGTCATGGCCAGTTCTTCAATGAAAGGCTGGCCACTGCGCCAATCGGTACGGCGCACGCGGGCGCCGGTACTCCACACCAGATCAACCGTGCGGGTATCCGCATTGAAGGTGCTGGGCGCAAAGCGCGCTTCAAGCCGCGGCACTTCCGCAGTTTGCATTTCAGTCATTCGATTTTCCTTCAGGCTTCCGCGGCGTCATTCGCCGCAAGCTGCACCGCCGCGTTTTGCTTGGCATCCTGCGCGCCACCGGATTTGGCGACATAGCGCGGGTCAGTATCCAGAATGACGCCAAGGTCCGCGGCTTTCTTGTTCGCCTTGGCGATCTTCGCCATGACTTCATCGAAGTTCGAACCGAACATGCCAACAGCTTCATCCTGGCTGATGAAGCCAGCGCGCACCTGCGCGATCAGCGCGGCGGTATCCTTGCTGGGGTCCACCATTTCCGGCGCTGGCGGCACATGGAAAGGCGCCAGATAATCGGATGGGAACAGGCCCAAAAGCGCACCCTGAGCATGGAAGCGCCGCGCCACGCGGCTGATCAGCATGGGGACCAGCATGGTATATTGCACTTGTTCCAGCAGCCGGCGGAATTCAATCTTGCCAGCGCGCAAGCTGGAATAATTTGCCTGCGACAGATCACCGGAGACCTGGTCATAAGTCAGGCCCGCGCCAACCGAAATGGCTTCCAAATGGCGCCTGGCGTAACCCGCATGATCGCCGCCGCCCGATGGGTTCACCGTTTCAATGGTGCCGCCGCCGCGCCGGTATAGAATTTGCTGAGGTTCCAGATATTCAACCTTGTTCCCGGAAGCGTCTTGCAACACTTCGCCGGAAACCGATTCTTCGTCATCGCCGGTCACCACCAGGGCAAGGCATGCTTCCACAAAAGCCTTCTTCAGCAGGGCCGATTCGTATTCGCTTAAATCGCGCAACTGCCAAAGGATCGGCGCCAGCCAAGACACATCGCGCAACTGGCCAGGGCGGCGGCGGCGATAAAGGTGGATCAGGTCTTCGGCGGGCACGCGGATGCGCTTGGCATGGGCGCGGCGCAGCAGCGGGAAATCATCATCATCTTCGCGCAGGTGGAAGGCGACCTTGCGGCCCCTTTGGTTGACTTCCACGCCCTGGATAATCCGGTTTCCATTCGGCGCCATGCCGGTGTGGTGCCAATCCAGCCGATCCGCTTCCAGCACCTGCAACGCCAGGCCCACAGGGTTATCGGCGGAAGGGCGCACGCTGCGCATCCAGATCAGGCTTTCGCCGCTTTCCACAACGGCGCGAAAGGCCAAAGCCTGCAGGCCCGCCCAGTCAAGCTCACCTTCAACATCACAGCCGGGGCCAGCCGCCCAATTTGCCCAGGCAGCGGCTTCAGGCGCGGCGCCGGAATTTGAACCTTCTGGCACCTTCCAGGTGGTGGTGATGCCGGTGCCGACCGCATTGGCAACCCACAAATCCACAATGCGGCTGGCATAGGCATTGTTGCGCACCGCATCCCGCGACCTATCGGCAATGGTGCGGATCGCGCCATCCATCGCCTTGCGCGCGGACCCGGTTGGTGCATTCCAATTTGCGCGGCCCGCCGGCTGGCGCGCTGCGGCAAAGGCCGCAGACCTGCCAGAAAGGGTTTTGCGCAGCCGATCAAGCAAGCCCATCAGGAACCACCACCAATGACGGCAATGGTGCGCGCCGGGCGCCGCTGCGTGGTGCTGACGCTGGCGGCGTAAAGCGCACTCAGCGCGCGTTCCATTTCAGCCAGCGTCGCGTATTCCACAGTGCGGTTTTCGAATGTCACCTTGCGCGTGCCGCTGGTATAGGCATCTGCCAGCACGCGCGCGCGCGTCCCGGCAACCTGAGCCAGGGCCCAGGCGAGCGTATCAGCAAACATGCGGTTTATCCTTTACCAGGCGCCACCAGCAGCCCCACCCCAGCCACGCGGACGGAAGGCAGGGCGCGGCGGCGGTGCGGCATGGGCCGGAACGGTAGCGGGTTCATCAACCGGCGCTTCATCCGGCTGATTCTCTTCAAGCGGCGCTTCTTCTTCAGCATCAAGCGCCAAATTCGTCTGCAGCGCGCGGCGGGCGGGCTGCATCAGGGCCAGTTGCAATTCAGCCCGGGCCCATTCAGCTTCCTGCCAGCGTTCAATTCCAAGCAGCGCGGCGGCGGCACGGGCATAAACGCGGCAATCCAGCGCTTCGTTTCTTTCGCGGGTCTTCACCCATTCCTGGCGAAAAACCCCAGCGCGGACTTTATGGCGGCGGATTTCTTCCGAAACCAACTGCCGGCACACTTCTTCGCCGGCCAGGTGTTCCGGCAGAAACACATACCCCGGCGGATAGCCTGCCGCGCTTTCGGCAGTGGGCTTTTCCAACCGCAACTGCCCGTAGAATTCCCCCTTGAGGTGGGATGACCCCACCAGCCAAGGCTTCAACTGGCCAACCCGCTTGCCGCTGCGCCGCACATCCACTTTGCTGCCTGGCGCAATGGCCTGGGGCTGAGCGTCACGGCCCTTCACGGCAATGGCCCGGCGCTGCCCAACTTTCCGAACGAAGGCATAGACCTCGGCCGTGGTGGTGCCGTCACCACTATCCACCGCGGAAAGGCTGATCGGCAGCGCGCCGCCTGCCTCATGCGGGTAGATGGTTTCAAGCGCAGCCGCCACCTGTTCCCAGGTTGCCCAAGCGAAGGGGCTGCCAGCAATGATGATGTGATCCACCAGCCAGCTTTGCCGAAGGCGCCCCCATGCCCAGATGAACAACTCGATTCGGTTGCGCTGAACGTCAATGCCGGCGGTCAGAACCAGACCGCCCTTCGGGACAGTACCAGGCGCCCAGCTTTCGCGGCGGTCATAAAGCCGCTGGAATTCCGGTGCTTCTCCCGCAATGCGCCAGGCGCGGCCCAGCTTTTGCTGGGTGAAGGTTTTCAGGCCTTCGGGATCGTCTTTGACTTCTTCGAATTCGGCGGCCAAATCCGCCCATGAGATCGTCGGGCTATACAGCGCATTGATCGCAAAGCCCGCATGTTCCGTCAGCAATTCAGGTTTCGCATGCACCCATTCGCCCTGCGCCAGCATTGCGGGGCGGTGGATCGGATCAATTCCTGTGCCGCATTCGCTGCAATGGTACTGTGCGGCTTGCGGCTGCCCCTTCGGCCAGCGCAGGCTTTCCCATTCCAGCGTCTGCTTCGTCTGGCAATGCGGGCAGGGCACAAAAAACTTGCCCTGGCTTGAAGCCTCATAAGCTGCAGTGACGCGGCAGGAATCTTCTTCCGCCGGCGTGCTGACCTTCAGGATTTTCTCGCGGCCCGCATAGATGATGGCGCGGGCTTCAAGCTGGCGAACCGGATCACCGCGGCCATCCGCATCCAGCGGATAGTCAGAAACCTCTTCACACAAAAGCACCCGGGCAGATCGCATCTGCAGGTTGGCCGATGAATTGGCGGTCAGAAGCTGCAAATACCCGCCAGGAAACCGCTTGAAGGTGGCGGTGCTTTCCTCACCGGATCGCGCCACCACTTCTTCCACGCGCGCCGCCAAGGCCGGGCTGGCGCTGATCATGGGATCAAGCTTCAGCCGATTATAGCCGCGCATCATGTCAATCGAAGGCAACATCACCAGCACGGGGGCCGGCGTTTCGGCCATGACCTGGCCGATCAGATTTAGCGCAGCCTCAGACCCGCCGATCTGCGCGGATTTCAGGAACGTCACGCGCCTGGCCGGATGGCTGAGCGTCATCACTTCCATGATCTGGCGCAGATAGGGCACCCGATCAGTCTTCCAGCGACCAGGCCAAGGGCTGCCCGATTCGGCGGCCACAATCCGTTCCGCTTCCGCCCATTCCGCCACGTTACGCGGGGGAGCCACGCGGCAAGCGAAGGCTACTGCATTCAGCAGCAGCGCCTCAGCATCACGCGGCGGAGCGGTTGGCAGCATCCTCCATGAATTCCTTGTGTAGCCCCGCCATCACGCGGCGCTGTTCATCAGCCAGGCGGTCAGCAATGGCCGCGGGGTCAGTCATCGGCGCCAGCACCACGGCCAGTTCCACCCAGGCCTCTGAAAACTTGGCCATGGCACGCCCGAAAACACTGGTCGCGGCCTGCGCTACCGCATCGGCCTTCAGCACTTCGCGCTGCTTTTCCTGCAATTTCATTTCAGCCAGCGTGGCCTCTGCGGCTTCGCGGCGGGCACGTTCTTCGGCGAAGTTCGGGGCGCCGGCAGATGGCGCAGAAAACAGCGATTCGGCGTCAGCGCTAGATGGCTTGCCGATCATCTGGTCAGCTAGGATGAAATTCACTTTGCCATCAGCCATTAAAGCCGGCGCATCCAGCTTCTTTTCGCGGATCAGCTTGGACACATACGCCCGCGAACAACCCCGATGCGCGGCATATTCAGCCTTGGTGCCGACCGTCAATTTACCGTCAGCGGCCATCGTGAACCCCAGTGAACCGTTTCAATGAACCCCCACACTAGAAAACTTGAGCGCGTTAGCCGCCCGCA